CGGCCCCAGCCGTGCCAGCAGCAGCCCCTAGCCCAGCCGCGTCAGCCGCGAGGAACTCACCGATGCCGAGGTCGAAACCCATTACTGATCTCGCCTCTCTGCCGGCTCGGTGATCAAAACGTGGCCGTCGAACCGATCATCGCCGAGTGTCTCACGTAGAAAACTGATCCGATCGCTCCGGTCTTTTGCCTCGGCAATCACGTCCTCTGGCACATCGCGCACGAATTCGGTCCAGCCGACGCCGCGCTTACAGACAGCAAACCGCCAGCGCGTCATCGCGTAATCCTGATCTCGCACATCGGCACCCCCCGAAACATCTCCGGGGGAGCGATGGTGAACCCCAACAACCGAAAGAACCTCAGCGCGGCGACATAATCCTCGGCGACGTGGCTCCTCAGCATGTGCCGCATCGTCAGTCGCCCTCTTACTTGTTCCTTGGTCTTCCGAAAGAACTCGACCGGCAATCTCATGACCGGAGGCGCGGTGAAGAGCCACGCCTGCCCGACCGGATCGAGGGCAGACCCCGCATCGCCCCACACCGCCGCGATCTCCCCGTCGAGCGTCGCCGCCATCCGGTAGGGGCTTTCCCGCCAGCAGGCGAACAGAACGTGTCTTGGACAAAAGCCGAGGCCGGTGATTTCCAGTCTGTCGGCCTCGCGCATCGCCCTATTCATCTCGCGGAGATGCGAGAGCCGGCACGGCTCGATGACGAAACTCACGCAGCCTGTTGCGGTTGTGCGAACCGCCCGAACGGATCACCCTTGCCACGATCCTCTTTGATCTGCGTCTCCGGCGTATCCCCGTCCAGAGCCTCGGGGATAAGAGCCAAAAGATTGAGCGGGACCGGACTCGTCTGCTGCACCGCAACCTGGCCCGGCTTCCGCCAGGTCGATTGAATGTTGCCGCGAATGTCTCCGGTATAGAGAGGCGTGACCGTAGCCCCGCCCGGGCTCGTATAGGTGGCGGGCGCGGCTCCCGGAGGCGTGGGCTGAAGACTCCCCAACAACGTCCATGCCGGGGCTTGCTGCGGCGGGTTAAGCGCGCTCCCATCCGGTTGATTAGAAGCCGACATCAGCGGGAACGACGCGCCCTGCAACCTCGCCGTGACGGCATTGACCGTCTTCATCCGCCCCTGTTGGGTCGGTTGCGTCGCGTCCATATAGAGGGTCTGGAACTGCACCCCGAAAGCCAGCCCCGCCACCACATTGCTCGCCGCGAACGGCAGGGTCACGGTCCCGTCCGCCGACACGGTAAGGCCGGTCAACGGCACTCCATCCGCCAAGACGGAAACCTGTTTGCCGATCAGATGGGAGAGACCGCTAAACACCGTAAACGGTCCAGCGATCGACCATGAGCCGCTGGCCTGCGGGATCGGGGTGTTGTTCGGATCGTCAGGGAGCGTCGCGACCATCGGCAGGCTCCAATTGCCGAGGACATGACGGCTATCGACAAGCTGCGTCACCGTCGCTATTCCGCCGCCCGCCCGGATGACCCCTCCGACTGTCTGAGAGCTGAAAATCGCCGCATCCGCCGCAAACGTTACCCCGTTTCCCGAAGCCGCGCTCGGTGTCAGGGTCGCGCCCGGCAGACTGAGCGTGCTCCGCACCCCGGCATCGACACAGAATGGGTCCTCGGCATTCGACCAGAGCCGGTCATCCATCCGCTCGCTGTAGTAATGCGACCGCCCGTCAACCGTCCGCTCGACAATCAGATAGACCGCATCGACCGGAGGTTCCGTGACCGAACAGACCCCCTTGACAAGCCCCTGTGTCGTGTGCCGCGTCCAGCCGGCAACCTCTTGTTCTTTGAGATAGGTAAGGCTCAGCAGAACCCCATCATCCCTTGCCGCCCACACGATCTTGTAAGGCTTCAGCGCCAAGGCCCACTGGCTGATTTGATGTCCGGTAAAGAGATGCGCGCTCGGCCACGAAATGTCGTTGCCGGTGTAGATGTTTACGAAGAAATTGTAGTTGAGATCGTAGACGTAGCTCCCCGCGGCTTCCTGGTAGAGTACGTCGTAATTGACCACGATCGGCGGAAGAGTCGCGCTGATGCCGTAGAAGGCCTGCGGTTGCGCGTCCTGACCCGAGGGCGTGATGGGTTGCGGATTGAGGCTCGACCCTCCAGGCCCGGTCAATTGCCACGCCCGCTTACCGGTGAAGACGACCAGACCTCCAGGCATCGAGACGAGCCACTGGATTCCATCGACCTGTTCGGCCCACGGCGTCCCCGACAGCGCGTCCGAGTCCGTGGGAGGATTTGACGAATCCATATTGGTGAACGCGCCGGGCTGGCTGGCGTAATACGTGTCGGGGTTGTTCAGCGTCGCCGCGTAAAACCGGCGCTGCTGAAAATACGCCACCACGCCCGGATAAGTGCCGGTCTGCGGGCCGATATCAGCCGTGATCGAGACAAACGAGCCATTCCCGGTAATGAACGGGGTGTCCCCCGCGGCATACCCTCCACCGTTATCGATCACCACCACGGCCACCAATTGACCGCCGACGATAATCACTTCTCCCGAAAATCCCGACCCCGTCGAGGTGTTCATCGATACAGTCGCGGAAACCCAATCCCTGCTCGATCCCGTAATCGTGACCGCTAGGACCTGACCGCGCGCAAACGGGTTTTTATGGAGAGGCGGAACACGGCTTGAGTCCGTCACGGTGTTGGTATCGACGAACTGCGTCCCGTAGCTCTGCCCCGCGAAGAAGAAGAGGCTTCCCACCGGAGGCGGGAGGGCGTTGTCGGGGTCGCCGGGGTTCGTGTTGTAGTTGGGGGCTGTCCGGTAGATATTGTAAGAGGTCGCGCCCGAGACGGCCGACCAGTTGACGATAATCGACCCGGCCGTCAGACCCATATCGACCGAGTTCGTCACATTGGCGATCGGGCTCGCGACCGACTCTTGACCGTTACCATTAACCGCCGTCACCACGTAGGCGTAAGAGGTCGGCTTTTCCTGCTGCGCAGGGTCGGGGTTGTTCGTCGCGCTCGCGGTCGCGTTAAACGGAGCGGCAATAGGGGAGCCGAAATCCGTCTCGGTCAGCGTCCAGTTCGTATCTCCGAACCGCTTCAGATCATAGGGCGGGTATTCGTTGCGATTGGTCGGGTTCACCAAGCATAGCGACATCACGTCGGCCGACTGCGCGAATTTGAGATAGGGAAGATCGAAGGCTTCGTAAGGGGTTGACAGGGTATAGAGGCGAGCCACGAAACCGCCGCTCGTATAGGCCGAAAAATGCGTCGAATCGACCGGGTTGCCGTTGAGGTCTTTTAGCGTGAAAAATGGCCCGCTCACCCCGGCAACGATATAGGTATTGCCATTGAGCTCGGTCATCCCGTTGACGCCCGAGATGAACACCCAGTCGCCATTCGCGTAGCTATGGACAGACGAAAAGGTCAGGTTGAACGTCACCCCCGATCCCGAACCCGTTTCCGACCCCACCGCGACCGGATTGGTCGGCTCGACCGTATAAGTCCCGGACGTAACGATGGAGACCACATTCGGCGCGAAGAGTCCGCCGGAGAAAGTCGCCCCGGTCCCGGTCCCGCTGCTCGACGCCTGGGTAAACGTGCCCCCCGAAGCGTTCGCGGTAAAGACGCCGCCATCGGAGATCGAAAAGGTATCGACCCCGAGCACGATATCGAGTTCGGCCCCGGTAAGGCTGGCTCCTGTCACGGGCTCGGTTGCCGGCGTCGTCGGGTTGACCGTGTAAGAACCCGGCACCGTGATACTCAAGACGGCGGTGACCGCGCCGCCAGTGACGGTCACCGAGGCTTGGAATGGCGTTCCTGTGCCCGTGGTCCCGATTACGGTCTGCGTCCCGTCCGTACCCCCGGCGCCCCCAGCCGCCACTGTCGCGGATACGACGCGGGTTGTCGCCACGGTCAACTCCGCCGGGGTCGTTTGGGTGCCTCCGGTCAGCGCAATCGTATCGGCCGGCGCGTAATTGCCGACCCCGAAATTGTTGATCCCCAACCCCACCAACAGCGTATTCGTGACCGCTAGGACCGCCGGAGCGGAGAAGGTCCCTCCCGCCAAGGTAAGGTGATCCCCAGGCGCGTAACTAGCCGCCACCGCACCGTTGTTTGCGGTCGCCGAGGCAATGCCGCTCGATCCGGCGTTGATCTGGCAGGGATTGGCCTGGCTCGCCCCGCTTATCGCAACCGGCGATTCCAGCACGTAAGCACCATCGGTCTTAAAGCGAATATACCCGCCGCCGAACTCCAGAACGACCGACTGGTTGAGCGAGAATTGAAACGGGATGTCTCTCGGCGGACTCCCCGACGACGGGTCCTGAAGGCATTGCCCGACAAAAGCGGTCCCGGCCCGCGAGTTTATCCCACCTTTGTAGTTGACAAACGCATTCCGACAGGTCGCCGAGGCGGCGTGGTATTTGGCGAGATCGGTGTGCCCGTAGAGGTCCGGCGCGAGTTCGCCCGCCGAAAAGTTCGGTAGGATAAACGGAGCGGCCATCTAGTATGCCGACCCGTTTCCGAACCCGACAGCATCCCACCCATATCCGAGGACACCAAGCCCCGTATCGCCAGCGCCCCAGCCCGAACCCCAGCCTCCACCAGCACGGCGGGCGCTGAGCCAATCGACCCGAATATCGGCGGAATGCCAGCCTTCGTTGCCGTCCTGCGCGCGCGCTTCGTCAAGCGCCTGCCGGGCGATCATGATCTGACGGTCGCGCTCGGCAAGGGCGAATTTCTTGTCAGCCAAAACTGGCATCGCCAGCTTTGAGGCCATGATCGCGACAAAAGCCTCTTGGAAGAGCGAGTCCCACAAATTCGGGTAGGGCAGCCAGACCGTGTAAATGAGGTCCGCGCACTTGACGTTGGTCAGGATGACGTTGCGGACCTGTAGGGCCGTTCCCCTGACATTCCACCACTCTCCCGGGTTCTCCGCATCTCCGGTGAGCGGATAAGCCGTGTCGCTGGTTACCAGAAACCGCGCAGGCCGGATGCGAGGGATGGGCGGGACTGCGGGGTTGACCGCGAATAGCGGAGCCGAGGCGTCGGAGGGAACGATATTGCCCGGAGGCGCGCCCGGCCCGACAGTCGTCAACGGGTTCCACGGCACATACCGGGCCGCGACACAATCGGTCGGCCACGCGTACTCGTAGAGCCACGGCTGAATGACCTGCGTCCCGACATTCGGAGTTTGCCCTGTCGCGTCCCCAAGGAGGGTCATCGGGGCTTGCTTGCGGGCGAAATTCCAATGCGCGCCACGGAGGACTTGTTCGAGAGTCGGGATATAAATCCTGCGGGCTGCGGAAGCTGCGACGGTGCCTTCCGTGATGTCGCCGATCGTATCGTCGGCGCCGATGGAGTCTAACGCACGGTTGACCAGATCCTCGGGGAGATTTGCCATGACCTACCCCCGCCGCCGCTGGCCGGCCTCGACATCGGCCTTGCCCTCTTCCTGGGCATCCGCCTGCACGTCCTGCACATCAAATCCGAGGGCTTGGGCGAGTTTCCGCCCCAAGGTGGCGATCAGCTCTTCCGTAAAGGACGGTTCCCACTGGGTCATATCCGTGACCCGCGCGGTGTAGACCCCGATAGCCTGAGGCGCGTTGGCGAGGATGACCCGCGTCTGACCCGCCGGCTGAGTGCTGTCGCTGGCGATCTGCCAGAGTTCGGTGTCCGGAGTAAAATCGGGCAGGAAGATCGGAGCCCGTTTGATCGACCGCAGCTTCAGGCAGTCTCCGGGGTAGGAGTACTCATAGAACCACGGAGTTTGCGGATAGGCAGTCGTCCAGGGCGTAGCAGGATTGTACCCGCCCGGGGGCGCCGCTTTGAGAAGGGTAAGGGAGATATCGCGCTTGGCAAAGCCCCAGTCCCGCTCTCTTAGGAGGGCATCGCGGGTCTGGCCGTAGAGATCGAGGGCGTTGGTGCTGCCTTCCGAGCCTTCCCAGATCGACCCGATACGGAGAGGGTATTTTGTGCGGTCGAGGGCCTGATTGACGATATCCTCGACCGACTGAACCGAGCTCGTCATCCGATTTTGCTCTCGCTCATCTGTTCAGCCGCCATCGCCTGTTCGAGAATAGATTTGGCAAAATCCGGACGCCCGGCAATCGCCATCGCCAGCGGAGAAGCCAAAGCCAGGACAATCGCGCGGGTGGTGGAGGCATCCCATTGGTTTTCGGTCACGGCGCTGCTCGTATAGACGCCCTGCGCGCTGCCGACCGTGCCGTAGATGACCTTGTTAGTGATCGTTGTATTGTCGGCCGCGACCGTCCAATTTACCGGCAGGGGATCGTTGGGATCGGCCGCGATCAGCGCCGCTGAGGGCATAAGTTGCCGGAACCGTATGCAGTCCGCAGGGTAGATGTAGCCGAACGGCCACGGCGACGGCACCGCATCCGAAACTGCCGTCAATGCGGCGGTGCGCTTGGCGAAGTCGGGATCGCTCTGGCGCAGGATAAGATTGACCGTAGGGGTGTAGATGACCTGCGCCGCGAGAGCCTCGACCGACCCATCGGTCAGGGACGTGATCCGCGCTTGGCTGTTCATGAATTCGAGCGCCTGGTTGACGATGTCTGCCTCGGTCGTCATCGCATCGGTCTTTCTCTAATGCGGCGCTAGTGAGCGCTGGCGTCGTCCCGCTCGTCTTTATGCAACCCATTGTCGAGCGAAACCCCAAGGCGTACCGTAGCCGGATGGGATTGCTCGTCGATATCGGCCTAGGGGTAATCGCGGGTCTGGCGGTGATTGCGATTTTGCTGTGGATCGCTATCGCAGACCGCTACCGGGTCGCCTCTGAGGATGTCCGAGGGATCGCGGGCAGAGACTAGGGCTTTGCGGGCTTGCCCATAAGGATCGCGCGAATTCTGAATGGTGCCCCCATAAGGGGATTACTGAGAACCGTAAACGCCTGTCATTTCGGCAATCGCATTGTTGGCCAAGTTGTTGTTGTCATAGGTCTTGATAATGACCTTCGTATCGTTGTTGGCGATGATACCCTGAAGCATCAGGCCGGTGGCGCTGTCATGCCCAGCTATCGCGAACTGCCCGCTGGAACCGATATCGGCTGCGGTAAATGGAATGCTCGCCGTCACACCATCTGCCGTCCCAATCCCTGACGCTCCTATGGCGACAAGGATCTGCACGGCAATCGTCTTATTTTGCAATTGCTTATAGTAACCGCTCGCAGAATTCCCGGTTCCAAGCGAACCACTTAACGCTCCCAACGTCGGGGTATAGGCGATCCAGCCGCCCCACATGATAAAGTTGGCCGTCCCACCCGAGTTGGTCAGGTTGGTCGTGTTTATCAGCTCATTGTCGTTGCCAACCGTAATGTTCGTCGAGCTAGCCCCAAGATTTATCCCCGTGGCCTGTCCTGTAATCGTATTCTTATCGATGAAAATGGCGCCAGTCGTGCCCCCAGCGCCAACCCCAACGCTAACTCCGACGCCTGCGTTCGCCACCTGCGGAAAGACGACATTACCGTCAAAAACATCACCAGAGCCGTAGACCGAAAACAGCGCGCCATAAGTGCCATTGCCGTTGGTGGCGATAAAATTATGATGCAGCACGACATTGTTGACGCCGACCTGATCGTATACGCCGGCATGGTAAACGTTGAGGCTGCTGTCGGCGATGACAAGCTGGTCCGTACCTGCCAAGGTCGTCAGCTTAACGGCGTCATTGACCCCAATCAGATTGCTGCCGCCAGAGACGACGACGCCTTGAACGTAGCCGCCATATAGAATAGCCGTCCCAACGTAGTTGATCGTGCAACCGTTGAAATTGAAGGCCACTCCATTAGCGCTCGACGTACCAAGGAGAGAGACACCGACCGCATTAGATGGGATTGTCCCGGACGCGCCCGCTCCCACGATATTGAGGCCATTGAAATTGACATTCGATACCGACGTAAGCGAAATCCCCGTCGTCCAATAATCGGTCTTTGCGTATCCATCGGCACCGCGCAGTGCGACGTTGGTGAAATCGTTGAAGGCCGAGTTCGCTGGGTTGCTGTTCGTACCACTTTGCGACAAAGCGATACCTGATGCGCCGCCAGTGTGGTCGGTTAACAGAGTGAAGTCGCGCCAATGCGTGGAACTGGCCGCGCCGCCAAGGGCGATTGT